CTAACCCATTAAAAACAAAATGAAACTACTTATCCTACTTACCCTACTATTACCATTCACCATTCAAGCACAACAAAAGTGTTTTATTGAAACATCACAAAACCAAACAACCTATTACAGACTAAATCTCACTCCCACTTCACAAAATAAGACAATCAGGACTTATTTTGTAACAGGAGTTTCATTTAAACCAGCAGATCCAACTAATGTAAGAAGTGTATATGGTTCTTCATATAAGAAGGATCAAGTTTGGGAAATCTCTCTAACAGAACCAGGTACGCCTCCAATTCTAGCATTTTGGGATTTCTATACTATGGATGATAAATCATATAATGCTCAACAGTTTACTTCACTCCCACTTCCAGTAACTGTAATCATTACTCCTTGTAACTCACTCCCATAAACACCACAGGGGAAAGGTTCACCCCTTTCCCCCATATAAACTAAAAAAAATGTCACACTTTAAATTCTTTATTCTATCATTAATAATTTTCATCTCATCAGCATATTATCTCTATGAATACCAAGTATGAAAAATATATTGTAGCAGTAGGATTCTTCATAATCTTTCTCCTAATGATAATCTAAAGCTTGACAAATCAAATATTTTCAAGTATAATATAAACATAATGCGGAAGTAGCTCAGTGGCAGAGTGTTGATCCTCATAAATACGTGGGGGTCAACAACAAATGATAATTTATATTTACAAAGTAACTAATTTAATAAACGGAAAGATATATATCGGAGTTCATAAAACTAAGAATTTTAGCGACGGATATATGGGATCTGGGAAAGTTATTCAACAAGCAATTAAAAAATATGGAAGGGAGAATTTTTCAAAAGAAATTATTGAATATTTTCAAACATATGAAGATGCTCTCTTAAAAGAAAAAGAAATAGTTAATGAAGATTTCTTAAATAGTGAAAATACATATAATCTTCGAAGAGGCGGGTTTGGCGGGTTCGATTATATTAATAATAGTGAAATAATTAAATTTAAAGGAAAAAGACACACAGAGGAGACAAAAAAACTTCTTAGAGAGAAAAGATCGAGGCAATCTCCTCCAACAAAAGGAAAAACATTAACAGAAGACCATAAAACGAAAATTGGAATTTCAACTAAAAAATCGTTAACAGGAACTGTAAAAAGTGATGCTCATAAAAAGAATATTTCTAATTCTATAAAAGAATGGCATCAAAGACGTAAGAATTCGCGGGTAGATAGGTGAAGGGGCCACCAACAGCCTTCCAAGCTGATCCGAAAGGGCGGAGTTCGACTCTCCCTACCCGCTCCATATTAATACTAAAATGAAATACTTCATTATCTGTTTCGGAGGAATAACAGGACTCTTACAGTGACGAGACGACGAGTATTTTTTGATGTATATTGATTTTATTGCGGGATGGAGTAAAGGTAACTTGCGAGTCTCATAAGCTCGAGATCCTAGTTCAATTCTAGGTTCCGCTACCAAATGTATCTCAGTAGTGTAATGGTAACATACCGGTCTCCAAAACCGTTGTTGAGGGTTCAAATCCTTCCTGGGATGCCAATTTTTAGAAATGTATTGTCAGGGTAGCGTATATGGACGCATATACTATTCGGGTTCAACTGGCGAGGAACGAATCCTGAGATAACTGACTAGTCGCTACGGAGAGGAAGCACCTCACTCCCAAATAGGTCAGACAATACATTTCTAAACAAAGGGCCTCTAGTTTAAGGGTTAGTACACCAGACTCCTTTTTTTATAAATAATTAAAAAAGGAGATTTTATATGTTTTGTATATTTTGCCAGAAATCAGTTAAAAATAAAAATTCAAAAGTTCAACACGAAATACGATGTAAAAACAATCCTAACAAAATTGAAGTTAAATCTTCAATGGGTATGTTAGGTAAAAAAGGTTCCAATCAATTCATTAAAGCATCAAAATTAGGTTTACCAAAACCGATAGTTTCAAAAGAAACTAGAAAAAAGATATCTGAAACCAGCAAAAAACAGGTTTGGACAGAAACAAGAAGAAAAAATCTTTCCGAATCAATGAAAAGGGCTGTAGCAAAATATCCAGAATCATACTCTTCCTCGAATAGAGGAAGGACAAAACAAATAATATATGATGGTATAAAATTTCAAGGACAATGGGAACTAGATTTTTATAAATGGACGGAAAAAGAAAATCTAAATGCTGTCAGGGTGACAGAAGGATTTCCATATATTTGGAATGGTGAGAGAACATATTTCCCAGATTTTTATATTGAATCTCTTGACCTTTATGTTGAAATAAAAGGATATGAGACTGATAGGGATAAAGCAAAATGGAAACAGTTTCCTAAAAAATTGAGAGTGATAAAAAAGAAAGAAATAAATGAAATAAAGAAAAATTGCTTTGGGGGCCTGTAGCTCAGTTGGTTAGTAGCGTTCGTCTCATAAACGAAGGGTCACTGGTTCAAACCCAGTCGGGCCCACCAAAGCAATTTTACCTTCTCAGTTCGAATCTGAGGGGGCCCACCATATATAATGTAACATATAGAGATTGTTTTTGTATAAATAGAAATAAGACTTGACAAATTGTTTAAAAGGTGATACAATGTGGACAAAACCAACATTCAAAGATTTAAGATTTGGGTTTGAAGTAACTTGTTATATTCTTAATAGATAGAAATACTTCAATTTATTGAGTAAAATACATTAATATTCATTGATTATAAAGGAATACAATATAGTTTAACATATTATACAATATCATAATGTAATCCACTGAATATATTGAAGTATTTCTAATGATTTCAAAGAATATATCATTTATATTCAAAATCCCCTATTTATCCCCATTTTTTTCCACAATTTTCCCCTATTACCCCCCGTTCCGCTATACGTCCCGCCCCCCTCCGACGGCATACCTCTAAACCCTTATAACATAACCGTTTTTCTTATGAATAAAAAAATCCCCGATATTTCACGGGGATAGTTTTATTATTATAATATATTATTGTTATTATTTCAATGCTGCTTTCTTCGCATGGAAGTCTGCAGACTTCTTATTAAAGACTTCTTGCTTTGCTTGTTCTGATTTTCTTGGATCAATTCTAATGATTCCGTCATCATCTACTTTATTTGCGAAATGTCCAGCTGCTTCGTTTTTAACTCCCTTTAGTTTTAATCCCGAAACAACTCCGATTTTATTTTTTACTTCTTCTGGAGTTCTTCGATCATAGACGTTATCGTCAGTATCTCCGTTAGCTATTCTCCAACGTTTCCCAGTAGAAACGTCTTCGACGTGGGTTGGAGTGATTTTGCCTTTTTGATGAACCATCGCAACGACATGACCATTATTAAGAGCATTGATTGCTTCGCGGTCGTTTGATTCGTGGTGTCCGGTTCCGGTATGTGATAGCGCAAGAGAGTAGTTCTTTGGAAGGGGTTTATCTAGTCTCTGAGCATTCTTTGTATAGTCATAAAACTGAGTCTTGCTATGGCGATCATAGAATGCTTTTGGCATATGCTTTTCATAGTGAATATCAGAGGTGACATTACCACGAAATCCTGGTTTATATCCATGCTTTTCTGACCATTTTTCATTCTCTCCGATTTCATGAGACATTAATCGTGCGAAATGTTCAGGATGTTCTGCGAGATATTGTGTTCTTAAAAGTTTGGAACGAAATGATGCTTCGGGATATTGTTTGTTGCCGCCGGCTGTAAATCCAAGACAATTCTTACGGCATTCGGCAGTGGCATTAGGACAAAGATCCGATTTATAACCAGATGAATGATGCGGTGCGAGTGCTACGCCAATAGTTTGAACGCCTTCCCCAGTAGATAGTCTGGTCTTTCCGTTCTCTGAAGTAAGTGAAAGATTATTCTTTGCCGAATGTCCCCCTCTTTCCGTCATAAAATTACGAAAATGCTTTCTTGATTCCATTGCTTTGTCTTTCGTTTCTTTGGCGCTTTCGCCTTCGGGAAATGCTGCATGGAATCCCTTGGTGATATGATGATAAAGATTTGCTTGAGGGGCGCTCTCTATTCCTTTTTTAAGGATATGATCAACGGGATGTGCCTCAACTTTCTCTGCGAGATAGCTCTCTGACATGTCGTCATCGCCGTCAGATAATGTAGGAGAAGATAGATGAAAAAGAAAGTTATAAAGAGCGGGATGTTTTCTTTCTAGTGGATGTTTATCTCCCCCTTCATGTTTAGCTTCGGAGATAAATTGAGTGAATCTTAGCATAGTATCATACTCTTAAAATAAAATTATTTATGTTTTAATAAATATTAATATTTAAAAACTATGCTTGGAAATGTTGGGAAATTTACATATGGAACCGAACATCTTTCCATACATACCGCACCTGGAGTATCATTACACTTTGGAGCATTTTGCTCTGTGGCAGAGAATGTGACGGTAATGCTAGGATCAAATCATAGAACCGATTGGGCTTCTACATTCCCTTTTGGTCATATTCATCAAGGAGTCTTTCCTCATTTTTCTGGTTCCGGACATCCATCAAGTAAAGGAGATGTTGTGATTGGAAATGATGTCTGGATTGCTCGAGGGGTGACCATTATGTCCGGAGTAACCATAGGAAATGGCGTGGTGATCGCTGCCAATTCCCATGTTGTAAATAATATTCCGGATTATGCTCTTGTTGGAGGAAATCCCGCAAAAGTTATTAAGATGAGATTTTCTGATTCTCAGATTATTGATCTATTGGAAATAGCATGGTGGGAGTTTTCTGATGAAGATATTAACGACCTTTCTCCATTCCTCTGCTCAACAAATATAGATGAATTTATAGAGAAAGGTCTTGAACTGCGAAGAACAAGATATTAATCAATTTCTTTAATCTTTAGAATAAGATTATCCTTTCCTTTTATTATTCTGTGATATGTTTCTCTTGGAATAGGATAGACTTTCTCTGGTTCAAGAGTGATAGGAATTTCATTATCAAACTGAAGTTTCCAATCAGATCCAGAGACTGCCAAAATGATTCTATCCTTTTTGTCCTTGTGCCAATAGAAGTCATTGGGTTTTGAGTCAACATCAAAAGTTCTAATAAAATAGTCTGGATGTATCTCATCAATATAAGGTTTACTTTCATTCATTATTAAATACTTTTTATATAAATAAGTATAAGTCGCGGAGGTTCGAACTCCCACTTATTCTAACACTTTATAGGAGTATCAGCATGAATATTTATATTCAAACCATTTCAAATTTATCACATAAAAACAAATATCTAAAGTGGTATATCAACATAGTTGAAAACGCTCAACGGAGAGCACAAACTAAAAAAGAAGCAAAATTAAAAATAATTTATGCGATAGGACACCATATAGTTCCGGAATCTTTTTTTAAAGATAGAAAAAGAAAAGGTATTCCTGGTAAGATAGAAGGAAACTCTAACGACAAACAAAACATATCTTATCTAACTCCAAAAGAACATCTTACGGTCCATAGATGTTTGTCTAAATGTCTCATGAATAAAATATATATTGCAAAAAATAGTAACGCTATATGTAGAATGTTACAAAGCAAAGATGGCATTTATATAATCACTACAAGAGAATATGAATACTTGATGAAACAATTTATAGAAAATAATCCAGGAAAATGGAAAAGTTCTATTGAAAAATCAAAACAAACAAAATTAGAAAAATATGGAGAAGAATATTATTCTAATCCGGAACAGTATAAACAAACTTGTTTGGTTAGATATGGAGTAAAACATTATTCTAAAACTGAAAAATATAAAGAAACATTTGCAAATACTATGGTTGAAAGATATGGAGTAGGCCACGCATTACAAAACAAAGAGAGCTTTGAAAAATTTAAACAAACTTGTTTACGTAATAATGGTGTTGAGTACCCAATGCAATCTGAACAGGTCAAAGAAAAATCTGTGAAAAAACGATTAGAGTTGTATGGAGTTGAATATAATATGCAATCTACTATTCTATTACAGAAATCTAAAGATACTTGTTTAAAAAATTGGGGAGTTGATAATCCTGGAAAAAGAATGGTTGTTTGTAAACATTGCAAAGAATATAAAAATATTAATCATCAGCATATGTGCAAACTAAATCCAACCAGAAAAATTAGAGATATTTCCGGAAAAAATAATCCCAATTTTAAAGGGTAATTTTACCAATACCCAGATCTTGCTTGTGGAGTTTTTCCCAAATATTTATTGATGCGACAAGCCCAGTATTTTTTTGACATTTTATCTTTTGCGTCAGAACACTTATGGCGGGCAGCAAATGCCCGCTTTCTTTCTGGATTATTATATTTTGCCGTTAGTCCTGTTGTGTCTCCAAATTGGATTTTTTTAATATTTCCGGTTTGGGGATCTCTGACATATACTATATATTTTGCTCTCCCCCCACGTTTTGGAGAATTGAGTTCCGGAGTTTCATCTTCAATAATAAAATCTAATGGAACGGATTCTCCTTCAAATTCAGCAAATTCTCCAAGATTTGATTCGAGGAGTTCAAGTTCTTCCTCTGATAGATTGGGAAATAGATCTTCAAGTACGCCAGATTCATGAAGACTTCTGAGTTGAGAAAAGAACTCAAAATACTTTTGAGATCCATAACGAAACACACATTCTGTCAAAGGAATATGTTCTTTTCCTTGATGAGCAATTGCTTCTGCTAATACATCATCTGATAAAAATTTTTTAAATGAAATCATTGTTCGCACCATGATTGTTTCTTTTTGCCATGATAAGGTCGGGCAAATCCATTTTTAATGAGAAGTTCCGAGAGTTTCTCCCCATCTAATATAACATCACCATCAACCCTTCCTCCATATTTATCCCATTGAAGAATAATAATCTTTGTTGATTTGCTCATTTTAATTATTTTCTGAGTATACTCCTTGGCATCTTTTCCAAGTTTATATTCAATCTGACATTTTGGTTGATGGATTTCGGGAGTATCTACATTAATGACTCTAAGAGAGAGGGTTGGTTTTAATGGAGGAGGAAGAAATGGAGCTGAGAATTCAATTGTATCTCCATCAATAATGTTGGTGATTTTATAATCAAATTCTTCAGAAAAACAAGGAATACTAGTTAGTAATAGGAACGGTATTAGCAGTTTGTTCATGTGACTTTTTCCTAAAGATTAGGTCATAATTGTCCCTATACTTTTGGGACGAGTTTTTGGTCTGGATTGAATCTCCAGTAATATCATTTTTTGCTGCCATGATTACTTGTGTTTAATAAATGCTATAATATTCAATTGAAGGAACTTACAAAAATCAACAGCATCTTTTCTAGTATCAAAGACATGAATAGATGTGCCGAATTCTTTTGATGTTACGAAATATTTATCATCAGAATCCGATTCAATATAAACAGGCAAATCGCAGTCTTGTATTTTTTTATATAAGTTTGTTAGATCATCAAAGGACTTCATCTTCTTTTTTACCTCCAGCATCATAAGATTCCATGAGTTCTCCCTGTTCACAAGAGATACTTTCAATTTGGTTTAGTTTTTTAGATACTTTTCTTTTAAATTCTGATTGTATCTGAACACATTCTTGTTTTGAATGTGTTCTTTTAACGAGCAATTCATCCGAGTTTAACATAGTAATAACAAGGAACCAGTCCATATAAAATAATCCTTCGGGAGTGTTGAGTTGGGAGATAGAAACCTTATTATTTATTTTACTACAATTTAACCGTTTTGTAAAGTGTTTTAGTATAAATACTTTGATTTAAAGGTGATACAAAATGTCAGTAAAATCAGTAGTCATTTCAAGTTTCGCAACATTTCTATTAGGTTCCGATATTTTTCAAAAGATAAAAAACGTTGTCAGTGAACAAGAACAAAAACTAATTGAAGGACCTAAAAAGAGAGATGCGGTTTTAGCAGAACTTCAGGTTATTGGAATTGGAGTTGCTGCCAATCTTCTAAATTTAGGAATAGAATTAGCAGTTGCTTGGTTAAAGACACAAACATCAAAATAGTATAAATAATAAAAGCGAGTCGCGGAATTGCCGTTCCCACTCGCTCTAAACCTCAAACATTAAGACGGGAGATTCAGCATGAATATTTATTCAATATACAAGGCAACAAATAGGGTCAATAATAAATCCTACATAGGATTTGATTCCAAATGGCCAAGAAGAAAGACTGGACATAAAGACTCATATTTAAAAGAAGATACTGTATTTTACAGAGCGTTACGAAAATATGGTTGGGATAATTTTGATTGGGAAATAATATACCAATCAAAAGATTTAGTCCATACAAAGAATGAAATGGAAAATCATTTTATATACGAACATAATACTTTTATTCATTTTGGAAATAGTCAGGGATATAATATGACTCTTGGTGGGGATGGTACTTTGGGTTCCAAACAAACCATAGAAACCAAAGAAAAAACCAAAAAAACAATGTTGGAAAAGTATGGGGTTGAACATCAATCTCAATCTCCTGAAATACATGAAAGAAAAAAGCAGACTTCTTTAAAAAATTGGGGATATGAACATCCATTACAAGTCCCGGAACTAATAGCAAAAAGAAAATTGACCTGTTTGAAAAAATATGGAGTTGATAACGCAGCAAAACAAGAAATCAATTGTAAATTCTGTGGGAAACATTGTATTGTTGGACACGAAAAATATTGTAGCGACAACCCAAATAGATATCTTCCATATGATAGGAATGGAAAAAATAATCCAATGTATGGAAAAACTCAATCAGAAGAAGCCAAAGAAAAACAAAGGGAGAAGAGATGTAAACGAAAGTACTCTATAACTTCTCCATCAGGAGAAACCTTTATAACAAATAATATAAAAAAATTCTGTCGAGAACATAATTTATATAGTTCAAATGTTTATAATATAGTTAATGGAAAATATAAACAATATAAAGGATATACCGGCAAAATATTAGAAGAATAAGAATTTAAATACTATCAAAAGGGGGGCACTATTATGGTAAATAAAACTTCAAATAAAACCAAATCAACAAAAAGAAAGGATGTTGAAGTTGTTGAAAAGATCGTTTATGTAGAAAAGGATACCTTCATTGATAATGTGACTGATGGTGCTAAAAGCATTTTCATGAGCAAAACCTTCTGGATTAATATCATTGCCTTTGTATCCGTATACCTTGAGAATACTTATGGTTTTGGAATTGATCAGGGAATTCAATTACAAATATTAACCGCCATTAATATCGCATTACGATTAGTAACCAAGGATAAGGTTGTATGGCGTAAACCGAAACCAAAACAAATTGAAGAAGAAGTATGAATATCCTAGAAAAACTATTAGATATTATTCTTGAATTTCTCAACCAAAGAAAGGAAAAGAAGATTGAAGAACAGGAAATTGAAGCAGTTCAAATTGAACAGCAACTAGAAGCAACCGAAAAGGTAAAGAAGAGAAAGAAGAAAGAAATTCAAAAACCAAAGGAAGATAACTTCTTTAATGATTAAAGGTGAACCTATGAAACTTATATTAATTGCTCTATTATTCTTGACTGGTTGTTCTGTTAATGTTGAAAAGAAAGATCCACAAAAAGTGGTTTATGTTTCAACTCCACTTCAATTACCAACAAAACCCCAATATCCAAAGGTAAAAGGTAATGATCTTGATTGTCTTTCAGATCCAACCAAGAGAGAACTTCTCAATAGAGATATTGTCATGAAAAACTATATTGGCGATCTTGAAACGGTTATTCTTTCCACTCATAAAAATAAGTGAAATTGAAGGGGGGTCTAATTAGACCCCTTTTACATCAATGACAATATAAGAAACGACAGAATCATTCTTAAAACATCTCCACCCCGAATCATCAACCGACCAAACGGAAGTTACGTTGGCATTAACATTCCTCGAAGGTCCATTTGACTTTTCTTTTTTGGGCAGATAATCAGGAATCAAAGTCGCTTTCATGGCACGAGAGGTTCCATCTGACTTTGTAAATACAATCTCAAGAATATGTTCTTTTAATAGGTCTTTAATTTCTCCGTTCATCTCTTTTCCTGCTTTTCGTATGAGTCCAACACGTTATCAATTACATGAGAAGCAATACCAAAGGTTCCATAAGGACCATCCCTAACTTCAAACCCAGGTGCCCTCGTTGGACAATTTCTAATGTGCCATTTGCCTGGTTCAACCTGCTCTAGAGTAAACCCACGATAAATCTTAGCAAAACCTTTCATAATTCAATCGCCTTTTCAATAGTTTTAATTAAAGTTCTTAGATTATCTTCTTTGAATAACCAAACAAAGGTTTGGTCTGTTGTATATTCAATATGTTCCCATGCTTCCGAAAAGTTTTCAAATTCTCCAACAAAATTGATTTCATTTTTGTTAGTAAGAACAAAGTATTTCTTCAACATAAGGCCTCTGATAATTCTTTGAATTTCCTAAATCTAGAATCAAATGAAAATGCCTTTTCAAACATGATTGGTTCTTTTGAACCCTTTGGAATGTACCCAAAACACTTTGCCTTTTTATCCGAAAGAATATAGATATGATTAGGAAATTCCCAGTCGGTAATCTCTTGAAAAACTCTATGTGCCATTGCGTTCTCCTCCAAACACAAACATAGTATATCAAAGATTCAAAGAAATGTCAAGAGAAAAAATCAATGAATTTTGAGACATCAATGGAATCAAACAATCCCATTCTATGAGCAGTCCCCATAACATATATTGAAAGCATACCAAAATTGACAATGATAATTGAATACTTTCTTTCTAGAAATCCCCAAATAACCCATAGTAATGAACCTAGATTCAGCACATATATGTTATAAGGATCAATACCAATCACGGTTAATATTGCACCATAGATGGATATGAGTACAGCAATCCATTCAATTGTCTTTGTCATCTTAGTCTCTTTTGGAGTTAATATCCCTATTTATTTCTGAGCATAGAATATATGATGTCCAATAACAGCAGTTTGTCTCATTGAATGTTTCCAATATGGTGATACATTATTCGCATGATAGTGGTCTGTTTTTGAAGAAAGTGTCCGGACTCTAATACCATTTACAAATAAACGAGCAGCATTCTTTGATGATTCCCAGGATGGACCATGAGGAGGTTTTAATTTCTTCATTGAGGTCCAGGAGTATTGATGGGGAGCATATATCACGGAACAGAAAGAATATCCCCATTTCCCTGATTCTGCTCGGTTTAATACTGTCATTGCCACAGAGATCTTTCCAATTAAAGGTTCTCCCCTCGATTCTCGGTAGATGTTTTCTGATAAACATTGAAATTCTTTCTTATCATAAAAGATAATCTTTACATTAGAATTATACAGTTCCGGACCGTTGTATTCAGTGACGGAGGACGGGAGTTTTTCCAGCTTTTCCTTCGCCTCGCCTCTCTTCTCTTTCTCAAGCATACTCTTCGGTATGGGTTCAAGGTATGCCGTGACTTCCCCTGCCTTCTCTAATTGCCTCAGTCGGTCTTCGTGATCCTTCAGAACATAAGAAATAGAAAGGACCACCGAGATACTCAAAATTGATTTTAATAAACTCATAAATCACCATGAAGAACTGTAGTAAAAATCAAAGTTGTAGATCATCATATCCTCCGCTTTGATCGCCTCTACAATGGGTTCAAATACATTTTTGGTGTATTCAAGTCCATCAAAATACCACTCATCATATTCGGTACTTCCAAAGAAGAATCCGCTTGTTGTTGGAAGTAATTCGGATGCTCGTTCTCTGTTTTTCAGAACTTCACAGATAATATCATAGAGTTCTACAATCAGAGAATGGGGAACATGGTATTCTCCACAATCATCCTCTCCATTCTGAACATTCTCAACAAACCAATCATGAATAGCATTTGCCTTGCGCCAGTATGCGACATCATAGACGATTTCCCGAACTTCCCATTCTTCGCAGAAACCCTTTGCGATCTTCTTAACGTCCGTCCTGATTTGATTGTCGGGGTGCTTCTTTGCTGAAAAAAACATATCCAAACCCATCTCAGTTTTCCTCTTTAAATAATGAATGAATATAGTTTGCCTTGGAAATAACCCAAGGATGCTTTAATGGTAGGTGCATTCCGGTATCGCCTGTCCAGTCAGAAAACTCCCCATCAAAGAAACCGATTCTTGATTCCTCGGGATATTTCTTCTGAAGGTCTGCGAGTTCATTTGCCCATTTCTGCCAATCATCATCCGAAATAATAGGATCATCTGCGACATAGTATAGATATGAATGGACAAGCATTTGAGTCCGTCTTTGTTTAATCTTCTCTGGAATTGAAAGAATAGACATTGTTTCTATGAATACAGTATACAGAAATTGAAGGGGAATGTCAAGGGACAATCCCGCTCTGTTTTGGAAACTTAGTCAAGGATTAAGTGTCTTTTAATATATCTATTATAATAAGATTCTAGTGGTTGGAGATTGGTATAATGGTTTAATTTAATTACATCTTCTTCGGTTTTAGCGGTTGCTAATGGAATAATATGGTCAATGTCCCAATAGGTTCCCTGATTTTCCCATGACATATTCTCATTAAATTGAGATTCAAAATATTCTTTTAGAGTATTCCAATCACAACCCAATATCTCACATGTTTTGGATGATTTAGTATAATTTTTGTTTCTGAATGCCTTTCCAATAGATGAGCTCATGTTTTGTTTGAACTTGAAGATTGGATCTATACTCATTCTATGTTTTCTGTACTCATAATTCTTAATTAAGATTGAATCTTTATTCTTTTCGTAATGCTCCTTTTTCTTAATTGAGATTGAATCTCTATTCTTTTCAAGATACTCCTTTTTCTTAATTGAGATTGAATCTCTATTGTTTTCACGATACTCCTTTATATTATCTTTATTATTTTCACGCCACTCCTTTTGCCTAATTAAGATTGAATCTTTATTCTTTTCACGATACTGCTTGCGACAAGATTTACAATTTGAGTGTAATCCATCTTTGTAGGTACACTTTTTATTAAATTCTGAAACAGGTTTAGTTTCCTTACATTTATTACAATATTTAATTTCCATAAAAATCTAGCGTTTTGGTCTAAGCCACCAGCGAAGTAGACGATTGGTGCTTTTAGGAATGGTTCTAATCCACAAAGAAAATGTGGTATTATTTTTGGTTGTTGGATCGCCTGAATGTGGTTTCATATAATCATACTTTGAACATTTTGCCATTATTCCTCCGTGGGAGTACAGGAGATTGCTTCGAGGTCTTTATTTTTGGTTGTTTCAAAATTGTGGGCGAGCTTCCGAAGCTCCTGGACACACGCCCTTTCGGATTCAAATCCCATAACAAAAGAACCCTGTACCGAGGTCAAGTATACTGCTAAGATCCAGGTTGCCATATTAACGATTCCTCACTGATTCAACGTGTTTATTTTCAAGAATTACGGTATTCCGAATACTTCCAAAGATATTCATTGGAGCATCTAAATCAACATGGTGAGATACTTCACCACCATACTTAACGCGAGATAGTCTCACCTTACCAGTGACAGGGATTTCACCCATGTATTGTCCTGAAACTATCATTCCGGTTAAATCCCACATAATCAATCTCCTGACTTGTCTCAAACTGATGATTTGATGTCTTTAAATAGTTTTGCCTTACAACCACCGAGACCATCCATCTCTTGACAAATCTGCCAAGTATATACTCTTGATTCAATATCTATAATAAGGTCAATATCATCATTTTCCCATAAAACATATCGTATCTGTTCTTCAATACGTTTCTGGTATCGTCCAGAATCCGTCAAATCCTCNTCTTCAATATCAGTTTGCATATGAATTGAATANGCAATACANACAGATAATGCTATATCATCTGAGTATTCATCTTTAACNGCAGCGTATAATTTTTTATAGTTCATTATTCAACCCCGAAATGTTCTTTAATATAATCAATATTATCACCATTTCTAAACGCNGCATCAATACATTCCTTTACAATCAATTCAGCAAACTTTTCAAATTTTTCAACATCTGGATTAGCATAAAATCCGACCTCAATAGCAAGTTCTCTAATTCT